CAGTGAAACAAAAATTATAAAAGCAATGAGAAAAAAGGAAACAGAAGAAAGAATTAGATTGCTCGAATATGAAAATGCAATACTTAGGCATGAGGTAACTGAAGTTCGGAAGAAACTCAAAATTGCTATTCCGCCAATGCCTCCGTTTGGAAGAATAGAGGTGCATAAACTGGGTTGCTCATGGCGTCTCCCTACTTATGAACAATTGAAAAGAAAGTATCGAGAGGGAGAATGAGCGATAGGGTTAAATTTGAGAATCAATGACAGACATCAAACCAGGTGACTTCGGGACATTTGTCTTTTTTCTCAGGACAAAAGGGCAGATTTCCGGGCCACACACCATTGAAGGTTGTGAAGTGACAGATACAGACCGCTGGTATGTTCAATTAACCGATCTCCAAGGAATGATATATTTACCAAGAAGGGAAGATATCAAAGAGTTTAAGGCTGTTAATAAAATTATTTTGTAGATTCAAATATTATTATTTAATTTTGCATAAAATATTCCGTTATGGCTATTCGTAACAAGTACGGAGAGTTCACAGATACCCCGGTAGAAGATCGCTGGTTCCTTAAGTTTGAAGCCATGCGTCTCAGAGAGTCACACCGGAAGATTCTTAACCGGCAACCAATAATCAAGTTCGTAAACATGACTAATAATATTGCACTGGCTGTTTTTATTATTGACCCGAAGGTTATGAGCAACTGAATTTTTTTGAGATAATAAAAGATAAAAAGGTATAAGATTATTAAATCCGAATATAAGTAAAATGCCTGCGCCTAAAGGAAATAAGAATGCACTTGGTAATAATGGCGGTTCCCCTCCTTATTATGATGACCCTGTTAAATTTCAGGGAGCGTGTGATAAATATTTTGAAGATTGTGAAGAAAAGAAAGTTCCAGCAACAATTACAGGTCTTGCTCTTGCTCTTGGATTCTGTACCCGCAAGTCATTGCTTGACTATGCAGAAAAAATAGAGTTTGTAAACATTATAAAAAAAGCACGATTGAGAGTTGAATGTGAATACGAGAAAAGATTGTCAGGAAATTCACCATCAGGATCAATCTTTGCTCTAAAAAATATGGACTGGAGCGATAAACAAGAAATCGGTGGTGATATCAAAGGTGAATTGACAATAGTAAGGAAAGTAATAAATGGTTGATACTATAGAACTGACATATACTCCGGCACAAATGAAGGTATTCTTTGAGATACCCGCGGATGTCAGGTATGTAGTAGTGACTAAGGGCCGAAGGTTCGGAGCCACGCAGGGAGCTACCAACGCCTGTATAGAGTGGTGCCTGGAGGGAAAACATATATTGTGGGGTGACACTATCAACTCGAATATTGACAGGTATTTCGACAGGTATTTTGTACCGGCCCTCTATCGCAATCAGATTGAATACAACTACCAGCGTCAATCGAAGCAACTAAACATAAGCTTCGGTGCGGGATATATTGACTTTCGTTCGGCAGACCGTCCCGAAAACTGGGAAGGCTTTGGGTATGATGTCATCTTCCTGAACGAAGCAGGGATAATCCTAAATAACAAATATCTGTATTCAAATGCAGTCCTGCCGATGCTTATGGACTCTCCCAAATCTATTCTTATCGCTGCCGGTGTTCCGAAGGGCAAGCATTGCAAGGGAGTAGATAAGCGCGAGGATGAGCATCCGTTTTACACGCTTTACAAGGCTGCTCAGAACAAGTCGCCTCATTATATCCTGCATGAGTATTCGTCCTATGATAACCCCCTGCTGTCGGCTGATCAGATAAAAGAACTTGAAATAGAAATAGGGCGCATGTCGCCGGGGATGGTCGAGCAGGAGATATACGGCAAGTTCGTTGACTCGGTGTCGGGGGTGCTGTGGACAGCCGACATGATACGCCATGCAGACCGTCCGACAGAGTTCGATAAGATAGTCATTGGCGTTGACCCATCAGGCTCAAAAGACGGTGACGAAGTGGGTATCGTGGCTGTGGGTAAGTCGGGGGATAAGTATTATGTTCTCTCTGATCGTTCCGGTGGATACACTCCATTGCAGTGGGGTACTATCATAAAAAACGAATATGAGTCACTACGGGCGAATACTGTGGTAGTGGAGCGCAACTTCGGAGGCGACATGGTGAAGTCGATAATCAAGAATGTGGATCAGTCGATACGTGTAAAGGAGGTTGTTGCTTCCCGCGGTAAGGATGTGAGGGCAGAGCCGGTGGTGGGCATGTATGAAGACGGCAGGGTATGTCACACCAGGGGACTGCATAGGCTCGAAAATGAGATGCTATCGTGGGTGCCGGGGCTGGGTAAGTCGCCGAATAGGGTTGATGCCTTAGTATGGGCGATAACGGATGGATTTAAAAAGGTTGAAAACTTTGTAGTATGAGCATATTTGACAGGTTCCGCAAAAAAGAAGCCTCGCTTCAGATGAACAATGAAGATTGGCGGTTACTATCATCTATCCTTTTCCGGTATGTAAACAGGGATATGAATATTAATCCTATCATCTCAAAGAGCGACTATATAACGAAGGCTTATCTTTATAATGCAACTGTCTATTCTGTTATTTCTTTAAGGGCAAATGCTGCTAAAGGTGTTCCCTGGCTTGTATATAAAATAAAGAACTCGCAAAAATTCAGACAATATAGGGATATAACTCGTAAGGATTTAAATCTTCATAAAACACTCGTACTAAAAGAACAGTCCCTTGAGGAGGTGGAAAACGGCCCTATCAATGAACTTTTAAAGGCTCCTAATCCTTTCATGTCTTTCGCAGATATTATTGAAGGATGTTTTGTCTATAGGGACTGTACCGGGGATGCTTATATATATCATATAGATAACAAAAGTACCAAACAGATCCTTCAGCTTCACCTGCTCCCCGCACACAGAACAAAGATTGTAGGTAATACATTTCTTGATCCTGTCAAAGGATATCGCTGTGATTATCTTCATCAGGATATGCTTCCGAAAGAGAAGGTCATGCATTGGAAATATTTCAATCCGCTATGGGATGCTGATGGGAGTCAGTTATACGGTATGTCGCCGCTTGTCGCTGCCACTCGTACAATTAACGCAGATAACGAGGCTGTGAATAATGAATATGCTTCCTTTGCTAACGAGGGGGTGAAGGGAATACTGACAGGGACAGAGAATACTGATATGGAGTTTACTAAAGAACAAGCCGATTTATTGATTAAGAAACTCAAGAAAGCAACAGACAGGGCTAAAGAAGGCGAGGGTAATATAGCTTTCAACCGGGCTCCGATGAACTATCTGAAGATCGGTGAGACACCTGTTGACCTCGGTGTGCTTGATTCAAAGAAATATAATAAGGAAGTACTTTGCAATATATTCCGTATTCATCCGGCTCTATTAAGTTCAGATGCCTCTACGCTGGATAACCTTAAAGAAGCACGTAAGGCACTGATGACAATTAGTGTCATGCCTGACCTGGATTCTTTTAAGGAGAATTTTAATATAATCATACAGCGAGCTTTTGGAACAGAGTTCTATGTTGATTATGATTTACTGGCAATAGCGGAACTTCAGGACGATATTGAGAAACTGGCTAAAACGTATCAGTCAATGGACTGGATCACGGCAAATGAGAAACGTGCTGCTACAAACTACGAAGACTATCCTGATGCTAATGCTGACCTGCTGTTTACAGATATGGGTAAAGTGCCGCTTGGTTACGGCATGGATTCAAGTTTTGAGAGAGTAGACGAAGAGATAGAAAAAAGACGTAAAACTTAAGATTATGGATAGAATTTATTGTTTCTTGTTTGGGCATCATTTTGAATTAGATAAGTATTCAATATGTCTAAGATGTGACAAACAATACAACAACACTATTAGGTTCAGGTTTATGTTGTGGTTTAAAAAGACTGCATTAAGAAAATTACTCAGGAACATTAGTAATCGTTACAAAAAATGGTTTGAAAGAACTGTGAATAAGAAAGTTAATAAGAGAAGACAGTCGTTTATAATCAAAATGATGAAGATTAATGAATTGCGTGAAAAAGTAAATTATCATTATGTATAATATGACATGGCAGGAAATAAATAGAAAACGACTGCCCTTTATACGATTAGGGGAACGGCTCTTCCGGGGTGTATATTCCGAGGTACGGCGTGACCTGATTGCTTCGTTTCAAAACCTGACAACGCCTGAAGAGTTCATTCAGAAAGCAGCGCAACTGAACATATCAGAGGAATCGTTTCTAATTGCTTACCAGCGACTATATCTGAAGACAGGGATTGCTTTTGCAAAGAATAAGCGTAAGTCATTACATAGAGACTTAGAAATTAAGCAGGGTGACGAAGATATCTGGTACAATAAGATTGTTGAATATGTTCGTCAATATTCCGGGATTAAGATATCGAATATAACAGCGACGCACTATAGAGACATTGAACGTATAACACGAAAGGCAGTTGAGACGGGGGTGAATGAAGGATGGGGGATGGAAAAGATTGCCAGGTCAATTCAAAAGGAGGTTGCTGACATGGATCTCTGGAAGGCGATGCGAATAGCTCGCACCGAAGTGATTGCGGCATCAAACGAAGGCGTTAAGATCGGAGCTGATGATTTGCCCGGTAACAAGGAGAAGATTTGGATCAGCACGTTTGACGACCGTTCCCGTCCTGATCACATGGCAATGGACGGGGTGCGTGTTCCTTATGGCGAGAACTTCACACTCCCTTCAGGTGTTCAGTTAGAGTATCCCGGTGATCAGAAAGTCAATGCACCTGAAGAGACTATAAATTGCAGGTGTGGTTATGAGATAATAGTTAGTTCGGAGACATATTAAAAAGTAAAGACAATGGCAAACAGACCAATTAAAGACAATACGTACCGAGGAGTGGTTATAGATACTGCTCCGGGTGCAAATGGTTATTACAGCGAAGCCGTTAACGCTGTAAATAAGCGTGTGGGACAGATGGTAATGTCACTTGCAGGGATATGGGCTGGCACGGTTAAATTACAATACCGTGAAGATGGAAATCCCGGATGGACCACGTATGAAGATTTTACAGATAATACACGGCAGATAATTGAAGACTATACCAACTGTGAGTGGAGGGTCGGCATGGCCTCTGGTGGTTATACATCCGGGACACTCAGGGCAAGGATAGAATATCATGACAGGAGTGTATCGCAGTGAAAGAACTTTACAGATATGGCGTTCCATGTAAACTGGAATTAAAGGACATAAACTTAAAAGATCGCATGGTTCAGTTCTATTACTTTAATGCTGAGTCAGTTGATACGGATAACGATATTATCTCTTTGGATGCTTACGATAAAAGTATCTCAGAGCGTGGCCCTAAGTCGGCACAGCCCAGGATAAAACACTTGTTCAACCATTGGGAGGGCGCAGGAACATTACAGGAACTCGGTAAAGACGAGAAAGGCGGGTGGGCATTGACAAAACTCGGACGCCATACTGTCGGCAGGGATGTCCTATTGATGTACGAAGATGGGCTTATAACAGAGCACTCGCACGGCTTTGAGACTATTAATTCATCGATTGAGACGGTTGAAGGCAAAGAGATACGTCGCATTAAGGAGGGTGTCCTTTGGGAGGTAACGTCACTTGATAAGTGGGGTGCTAATAAAAATACTCCGGTTATCAAATCTATTGAAGAGAAAAACATCTGGATCAAACAACTTGATAAGTTAATGAAAGTATTGACCCGTGGCAATTACACGGATGAGACGTTTGAGGTGTTTGAGATTCAGATAAAACAGATACAGGAAATGATACGGCAATTTGAGAAGCCGGAGCAACCACCCACCCCTCCGGGGGCCGGGGGCCAGCCCACTTTGATAGAGCCATCTTTTGAAATAATAACATTTACATTTTAAATCATGAAAATTAAAATTGGTAACATAGAGTATGATTTTAAGCACGTCAATATCCCGGCTGATCATACTTTTGACGAAAAGAACCTGATCTTTCTCAAGACCCTTGACGAGGCTCTTGTGAAGGGACAGGAAGGGATATCAAAGAAAGAAGACCTGGATAAGATCAAGACTGACTTTACATCTCAGATTGAGGCCATGAAGAAGGATATTGATTTTGCCGGGATACAGAAACAGATAAATGCTGTTTTTGTTGAACTTGAAAAACAGGGACTGAAGCCTGCCGCTACACCTGAATCACTGAAGGCTCAGGAACGTGAGCTGAACTCGAAGTGGATAAGGGCAATGATCAAGAAGGATAAGAAGACGATGAAGGAAACAGAGCTGACACTAAAGCAGAGATTTCAGTCAGCAATGGAACCTATTATGCATCTTGGCCCTGGCACGGATGAGATTGATGCTGATTACACCCAGGGCGGTTATCTTATTCCTGAACTCCTGCTTGCTGAGGTAAATCGTTTTGTTGAGCAGGGTGGAGTGGCTCGCAGGGAATTTCGTTATCTGCCTTTTGCCGGTGCAGGCAACAGCAGGTATATACCTACACTCCTGACCGATGTGACTGTATCATGGGTTGACGAAGGTGAAGAGAAGCCAAAGACCAAACCGTACATCAGTCGGGTTCAGCAGACTCTGAAGAAACTGGCTGCAATGGTCATCCTTACCGAGGAAATCGTTGAGGATACCGTCATAGACCTCGTATCACTTTGTTCGCAGTTGATTGGTGAGGCTATCGCCGTTGAAGAAGATAATCAGTTCTTTTCAGGGACGGGCGCACCGTGGACAGGGATCATAAATACTGCCGGTGTCGTCGCTCTTCCTCTTGCTGCTGGAGTCGGGCCTGTAAATATGAGGCCGGAGACGCTTCTGGCTATGACCGTGGCTATACCTTCAGGAGCCGTTCCGGGTGCTAAGTTCTATATGCACCGTCAGGTGTGGGCTGCCCTTTGCGCTCGTAGGAGCGATGCTGTAGCTCAAAATGACACACGTGGTAATTATCTTGTTCAGCAGCCTTCGCAGGGATCACCGGGAACGATATGGGGATTCCCTGTAGTACTGGTTGAAGCCATGCCGTCGGTTGCTACACTCTACGGGGTAACTGATATATCGGACTGGGACGATCTCACGGAGCTTGTAAATGACGAACCGTTCCTGATCTTCGGTAATCTTGCCAAGTGTGTCGTCTATGGCGACAAACAGGGTATCAGGGTTAAGTTACTTGATCAGGCATCCGTGTATGATGACAACGATAACCTCATTAACCTTGCAGAGCGTGATATGATTGCTCTCAGGGTACATAAGAGGGTGGGATTTGTCGTTGTGCTCCCGGGTGGAATATGTGTTCTTTCGACGGGTCCTACCTCGTGATAATCAATTAAATACAGAACATAGGGAGGTAATCCCCTCCCTTTGTTTTGTTATTTATTTTTCATATCTTTATATAAAAATGCCATACTTAAGAATACCGGGGATTTATAAAATACAATCTAAGGCAAAGCCTGAGAGAATTTACATTGGAAGTTCGTATAGTTGCAATACAAGAAAACAGCAGCACTTCATAAACCTCAAATTGAATAAGCATTGCAATACAAAATTACAGAATCATTATAATAAGTATGGGAGTGATGATTTGCAATTTATGATTATTGAGCCATGCTTGCCTATATTCTTATTTATTAGGGAACAGTATTACCTTGATAAATTGACGCCATATTTTAATATTAATAAATCAACTGAACAAAGCAGTCTTGATATTAAGCGTTCGGAAGAGACAAAGCGTAAAATAAGTGAAAGCAGAAAAACATTGTTTAAAACAGAGAGAGGGAAAGAGCTATCAAAAGAAATGAGTGATAGATTTAAAGGTAAGAAACACACTAAAGAACATAATATAAAAATCAGCAAAGCAATAACTGGGGAAAATAACCCTTTTTATGGGAAAAACCATTCTCTTGAAACCCGAAAGAAAATACAAGAAAAAAGAAAGTTCCAGGTATTTTCTGAAGAGACACGAAAAAAAATAAGCGCAGGATTAACGGGAAGAAAATATTCAGATGAATCAATAAAGAAAATGAGTGAAAGCCGCAAAAGGTGGCATGAAAATAATAAAATAATAAAACAAGCAGTATGAAAATAAGAGTAAAGATTTTAGAAGAGGTTCAGAGCTACGAAATCGGCAAGGTTTACCGGCTGGCTCCGAGCTTCGCAAAGAAGATCATACGCATCGGGAAGGCTACCGAGGTGCTTGACCCTGTACGTAAAGAAGAGAAGAAAGTGATAATCACTAAAGAAGAAAAGATTGAACCTGAGACCCCGGAACCGGAACCGGTAAGGGAGACGAAGAGCTTTATTGATATTTCAATAAGCAAACTCAAAGGGCAGGTTAAAGACCTTGATTCTTTTGACCTGGCTGATCTTTTAAAGGACAGTCGTGTTTCGGCGATTAAGTTGGCACAGGAAGAAATCAAGAGGCGTGCGAGTTGAACAGATAAGAGTATCGCATAATGTCCGCTTCTTTGGTGACCGGATGACACGTAAGTTTAAACTACGGTTGTTTGATGAT